TCATGGTCGGGCGGCGGGCGACGGCGCTGGAGCATCTCGACGACGGCGAGGGTCCGCTCCTGCTGGAGTGGAGCGCGCCGCCGCTCGCCGAGCTCGACGACCGGAGCGCGTGGCGGATGGCGTCGCCGCACTGGACCCCGAAACGCGAGCGAATGATCGCGAAACGTCTGGAGGGCGCCCTCGCCGGCGAGTCCGACGACGTCGACGAACCGGACCCGGTCTCCAGCTTCCGGACCCAGTGGCTCAACCAATGGCCGGCGAAACGTCTCGCCCTCGTCAAAGGCGACCGCCTCGTCGAGCTCGAGGACTGGCGGGCGTGCGCCGGCGACGTCGTCGACGACCCGGCACGTCTCTACGTCGCCGTCGAAGACCACGCCGGTCTCGGCGCCGCCATCGCCGCCGTCGCCGTCCAGGCGGACGGGCGTCTCGGGCTCGACGGGTGGACCGTGGCCACCTGGACGGACGCCCTCGCCGACATCCGCCGCCTCCAGCGCACACACGAGCTCGTCAAGCTCTACGCCGGCGCCTCGCTCCTCGTGCGTCTCCCGCCGGGGATGCGGGCGACGCCGGCGACCGCCACCCTCACCCGTTCGACGCTCCCGCTCATGCGCGAGCTCGTCGCCGCCGCCGAGCTCGTCCACGACTCCGCCGAGCTCGACGAACAGGTCGACGAGGTCCGGGTGACGGCCGCCATCGGCGGACTGTCCGTCGTCGCCGGCGCCCGCTCCGACCTGTTACGGGCGGCGTCGTGGGTCCTCGCCGCCGCCCATCGGCCGAGGCGGACGCCGAGCATCCACTAGACGCCCGCCGTCGACCGCTCCAGGGCTCCAGGAGCCGCGGGCGAGCTCCCTCCGCGCCTAGAGGACCTTGATCGCGAGCAGGACCGCACACACGGCCGTCACGATGTTGGCGACCGTGTTGATCACCGAGTGATGTTCCACAGGCGCGACGCTACTGACTCACCGGTCAGTTAGGAGTAACGTCGTCACCCGATGGCAGGACCGACGCCTCGTGACGCGTCGGGACGTTTCGTCTCCCGGAACCTCGAGGAGCGGTCGCTCCGTCCGTCCGACGACGCCGACGTCCCGAACGCGAACCCTCCAGGCGTCCCGCCGGCGTCGGTCGGCGTCCCCGACTACACGCCGGGCGACCCGGACGGTCTCGTCCTCGTCGACGAAGGACCCGGCGCGCCACGCCCTCGGGCGCTCCTCCACGCGTCACCGTGGGACGGGTGGCCGGCGGACTGGAACCTGCCGACGTTCGGCGGCGCCGCCGACGACCTGACCGACGTCGCGTGGATGGCCCTCGACCTCAACGCGTCCGTGTTCTCGACGATGCCCCCGTACCTCGTCGGCGCCTCCGAGTCGCTCCCGGACGAGTGGATCGACAACCCGGACCCGGCGCAATACACGTCATGGGCGACGTTCGCTCATTCGCTCATGTGGGACTTTCAACTCGGCGAGGCGTTCGTCCTGTGCACGGCGCGGTTCGCCAACGGGTGGCCGGCGCGGTTCCATGTGGCGCCGCCGTGGACCGTGAACGTGGAGCTCCGCGGCGGCGGGCGCGACTACAGCATCGGCGGACTCCCGCTCGACCCGGCCGACGTCCTCCACATCCGCTACCGGACGACCGTCGACGCGGCGCGTGGCGTCGGACCGCTCGACGCCGGACGGACCCGTCTCGTCGCCGCCCGCATCCTGCTGCGGTATCTGACGAACTTCGTCGCCGGCGGCGCCGTCCCGTCGTCGGTCCTCGAGTCGGTCGAGGACGTCACGGCGTCACAGGCGAACGACCTCCACGCCCAGTGGATCAATGCCCGCATGTCGAAGCTCGGGCTCCCCGCCGTCCTCGGCGGCGGCGTCACGTGGAAAGCGACACAGGCGAACGCCCTCGACTCCGCCCTCGCCGAGCTCGCCGCGTACACGGACGCCAAACTCGCCGTCCTCCTCGGCGTGCCGCCGTTCCTCCTCGGGCTCCCGTCCGGCGGCGACTCCATGACGTACAGCAACGTGTCGTCGATCTTCGACTATCACTGGCGGGCGGGACTCAAGCCGAAGGCGTCGCGTCTCATGCTGGCGCTGTCTCAGTGGCTCGTCCCGCGCGGGACCACCGTCGAAGTAAACCGCGACGAGTATGTGTCCCCTGGACCGTACGAGCGGGCACAGACGTACGCGATTCATCACGCCATCGGGTCGATGACGGTCGAGGAGATCCGCGAGTCCGAACGGTTCGGCGTCGCCTCGCGTTCCGCCGGCACGACCCTGTCAGGAGTCCTCAAGTGATCGACGAGCTCCAGTACCGCAAGGCGGGGACGACCCTCGAGGTCCGCCACCCGGAGCGGGTGATCGACCTCATCGCCGTCCCCTACGACGAGGAGGCGGTCGTCGTCATCGGCGGGCGGACCGTGCGCGAGCGGGTCGCCGCCGGCGCGTTCACCGGCGTCACGGGTGACGTCGTCGTCAACCGGGCTCATGACCGGGAGCGTCCGCTCGGGCGGGTCGTCAAGTTCCACCCGGGCGACCCGCGCGGGTTGCGGACCGAGCTCCGCATCGTGCGCACGACGGAGGGCGACGACGTCCTCGCCCTCGCCGACGACGGATTGCTGTCGGCGTCGATCGGGTTCGCGCCGCTCCCCGGCGGCGAGCGATGGTCGGTCGATCGGAGCTCGGTCACCGTCACCCGCGCCCGTCTCGGACACATCGCCCTGACCGGCGACCCGGCGTATCCGGGCGCCCGCGTCCTCGCCGTCCGCTCGTCTGGACTCGGCGAGGGCGCGGCGCGCGTCCCGACACCCGTCCTCGACCGCATCCTCCTCGAGCGGCGCCTGGAGGCGGTCGGCATGACTCTCGACGCGCCACCCGCGGAGGGCTAACATCCCGCACTGACGCGAGGACGCCTCCGCGCGGAGATCCGTAACGGGTCCCGGAGTGGACGAAGCGATGCGACCGGCGGAACCCGATCCCGTTTCGTTTCACGAAGGAGGTCGCCGTGTCTGCGACCGATGCCATGCTCGCCCGTCTCCAAGCGGAGCTCGAGGAGCGCCGCACGTTTATGGACGGTCTCGTCGAGGCCGCACAGGACGCCGGCCGCGACATGACCCCGGAGGAGTCCGAGCTCTACACGCGGGCTCGGGACCGGATGCGTGTCGTCGCCGGACAGATGGAGCCGCTCGCCGAGGGCGCCCGCATCGCCATCGACTCCAGCCGCCGCACCGAGGAGCTCCGCACGGCGTACGCCGGCGCCCGCAACCCGCAAGCGGTCGCCGTCGAGTACCGCACGGCGGGCGCGTACATCGCTGACCTCTACCTGTCCCGTCTCGGCGACGCCGACGCCGCACAGCGACAGGACCTCTACCACCGCGTCGCCGCCCATCAGACGACCGCCGACAACCCCGGACTCCTCCCGGAGACGATCGTCTCGCCGCTCGTCAACTTCGTGGACGTCTCCCGTCCCATCGTCGGCGTCCTCGCGCCGCAGGACCTCGGGTCCGGGTCATGGGCGTACGCCCGTGTCACGCAGCACACTCAGGTCGGCAGGCAGTCGGCCGAGAAGACGGAGCTCCCGTCGCGCAAGATGACGATCACGAAGACGCCGCTCGGCGCCGACACGTACGGCGGCTACGTCAACGTGTCGAAGCAGGACATCAACCGCACGTCGCCAGCGATCCTCGACATGGTCGTCAACGACCTCGCCGGACAGTACGCGATTGAGACGGAGGCGGAGGCGGCGACCGTGCTGACCGCCGCCGCACAGACCGGTCCGGTCATCCCGGCGACGCCGACGGGGCTGAACATCGCCGCCGCGATTTGGGGCGCCGCCGGGTCCGTGTTCGCCGCCACGAAGGGACAGGGGCGCACGGTCGTCGCCGTGTCGCCGGATCAACTCGGGATCATCGGGCCGATTTTCCCCGGCATCAACCCGACGAACGCCTACTCGTCGGGGTTCAACGTGCCGACCGAACAGGGCGCACAGGGCGCCATCTCGGGACTAACCATCGTGATGTCGGCCGGTCTCGCCGCCGACACCATCCTCGTGTTCTCGACCGCCGCCGCCAAGGCGTTCGAGTACCGGTACGGGAATCTCCAGGTCGTGGAGCCGTCCGTGTGGGGCGTCCAGGTCGGCTACGCCGGCGACTTCGACGTCGTCGTCATCGAGCCGACCGGCATCGTGCGGGTGACGACGGCGTGACGACGTTCGACGACCCGAACCGCGAGTCCCTCGGACTGTCGCCCATCTGGACCGGCGCCGGCGACGAGCCGGCGCCGCCCGAGGAGGACGCGCCCGACGAGCCGGCGGAGGAGGACGCGTCGTGACGATGTTCGACGACCCGAACCGCGAGGCGGTCGGACTTGCGCCCATCTGGAGCGGGACCGACGACAACACGCCGAAAGCGACCGGCGCCACCGCCGGGACGCCGGGTACGTGGACGCCGGCGGGGACCGACCCGCCGCCGACCGCCGCCGAGGCGAACCAGTGGGGCGTCACGGCGTCGCCGGCGACGTCGTGGACGATCGGACAGTTCGTCCGGGGCGAGACGCCCGGAGCTCCCGGCGAGATGACCTGGACCGGTTCGGCGTGGGTCGGCGGGCGTGCGCCGCTCGCCGACGAGCCGACGACCTCCACCCGCAAGGCGACGACGTCCAAGTGACGTACACGCCGCCGACCGTCGCGCCGCCGGCGCCGATCCCGTTCGACGTCGCCGCCATCGCGTCCGCCGCGCTCGACGTCCTCCGTCTCGACCCGACCGACGACGACGCCGAGCGGATCGCGACGGAGGCCGAGCGGGCGTGTCGCGCCGTGTCGCTCCTCCAGGACTACGCGGTCGACCCGCTCGCGGTCGACCCGCTCGAGGAGTCCGCCGCCGTGACGCTCACCGTCGAGGGGTACCGCCGCAAGGACGCGCCGTTCGGCGTGACCGACGCATGGTCCGTCGACGGCGCGTCGATCCGTCTCTCGTCGGACCCGTACCGGGGCGTCCGGTCCCAACTCGCCCGTGTCCGCTCCCGTTGGGCGGTCGGGTGATGGCGGACGCAACCGCGGTCTCCGAGGCGCGTACGAAGCTCTACGACGCGTTGCGTGCCGACTCGTCGCTCGCCCCGTGGCGGGTGCATCGCGTGACGCCGCGCCAGATCGCGGCGCCGACGATCTACCTCGATTCCGCCGAGCTCGGGCTCGACGCCGTGAACGGCGTCGGGTTCGTCTCCGTCATGTTCCCCGTCGTACTCGTCCACGACGGATCAGTACGGGCACAAGTCGAGGCGCTCGACGACATGCTCGCCCACGTCTGGACCGCCGCCCTCAATGCGGGCGCCGATCCAGTCGACTCCCGCCCCGTCAACCTCGACGCCGGCGGTCCCACCCTCCGCTCGCACATGGTGCGGGTCGGAACCCTTGTCCAGGCGTACACGATGTGTCCGCCCTCCCTCATCTCCGCTGGAGGAACCGCGCATGGCTAGCAACGTGTTCAAGATCGAGAACGGCGTTCTCGCGCTGTCGCTCGTCGATACCGCCGCCGTCGGCTACCTGGAGTCGTGGCAGACGCCGGGAGGAATCCCCGTCAACACGGTCACGCTCGCCGACTACACGGGCGCCGCGCTCGACGGGTCGGACCTGTCGTGCCAGACGACGTCCGCCGCCCTGACGGCGTCGCCGAATACGACGACCGACACGACGCCGGCGACGTTCTGCGGACCGGAGGTGACGACGACGGCGGTCGGCGTCACCTCGTACGCGCTAGATAGCACCGTCCTCCAGGACCCGCACTTCGACGCCGTGACGGCGTACCTGTTCGAACACGACACGAAAGAGGCGTACTTCTACCTCGGGCTCGCCGGGGACGCCGCGCCGCCCGCCGCTGTCGGACGGGCGCGCATCGTGGCTGGCGCGTTCGGCGGCGACGCCCGTGTCACGCTCACTGCGACGCTGTCGCTCCCCGTCACCCGTAAGCCGGACTTGTGGGTCGGCAGCGGGACCGGTCGGGTCATCATGGGCGACGGGTCCACGCCGCCGCCGCTCGCCGACCGGGACATCTCGTCGACGGAGGACGAGCGCGAGCTCGAGGACGCGAACGCGTGACGTGTTCACCCTCACGAAGAACGGCGACCTCTCCGGAGTCGCCCGAGAGATAGAACGCGCCGCCCTCCAGGGACAGAAGGACGCCGGACGCGCCGTCGCGAAAGAGGGCCGCAAATTCATCCTCGACGACGTCCGGGGAGCTCGCGGTTCGCTCCGCATGATGGGCGGACGTCTCGGCGTGAAGCAACGGGTCACCGCGACGACGGCGTCGTCGATCGTCGAGCTCTACGCCGCGCCGGCGGGACCGTGGACGATCGTGACCAAGGGTCACCGGTCCTACGACATCCGCCCGCGTCGCCGCGAGGTCCTCGCCGCCGGGCGCGGTGACATCATCGGTCCCCGCGCCCATCGCCGCGCCACGACCGGCCGCGACTACTGGGGGTCGGCGACCGACCGTCTCGACGGCGAGCTCGGACCGCTCGTCGAACGCGCCGTCGACGCCCAGATGGGTCGTGTCTGATGGCGTCGAAGGATCTCACCTATACCGTCGGCGTCGACGCCTCCGACGCCGTCTCCGGTCTCCGCAAGCTGGAGTCCGCTGTCCGTTCGACGATGCGCGACGTCGAGTCCGAGCTCGACGAAGGCGCCACCGCCGGCGACAAGCTCGCCGCGTCGCTCGACCGGGTCGCCGCCCAGACGAAAGAGGACCTCAACTCCGCCGCCATCGCCGCCGAGGAGCTGCAGCGGGCATTGAAGGACGCCGGGTCCGGACTGAACGTCGGCGACGCCCTCACGTCGCTGTCGCGGATGGGTCTGTCGTTCGACGAGATCACACAGGACGCCGACAAGCTCGCCGTGAGCCTGAAGCAACTCGACGACGTCCGCGTCGCCGGCGTGAAGGACCTCGACGGGATCGCCCCGGGTCTGGCGACGAAACTCGACGACGTGTCCAAGTCGGCGGACTCGTCCAAGTCCGCGCTCGCCAACATGGTCGGCAACTCGACCCAGTCGATGGGTCAACTCGTCGGCATCTCCGGCGACCTCGGCGTCGGCATCGGACAGATCGGCGAATACTTCGCCGACGCCGCGTTCTCGGGTGAGGGTCTCGCCTCCGTCTTCAAGAGCATGGCCGGCGTCGTCGGCCCGATGGCGGCGCTCGGTCTGGCGACATCCTTTCTGTCCTCGGCGATGGAGGCGAACGCCAAGTCCGCGGAGGCGTCGACGAAACGCGTCGAGATGATGTCGGACGCCATGCGCGAAGGCGGCGACGCGACGAAGAACTACGCGAAGGCCCTCGCCGAATCCGAGGACGCGATGGTGGCGACCGGCGACGCCGGCGTCGAGGCGGCGGGCGGACTCGGCAAGTTCGCCGATTGGATCCCGATTCTCGGCGACGGACTCGACGGGCTCGGACAGACACTCGGCGTGTTCGGCGAAGAGCAGGAGAAGCTCACCGACGTTCTCCACGGGTCCGGGATCCAACTCGAGCAATGGTCGCGGATCGTCACGGCGCAAGACCCACAAACCGCGCTCCAGAACCTGGAGACGTTCCTCCACAACTCGAACCTCAAGTTCGGCGAGCAGCGCGACATCCTCCACGCCGCACAGAGCGCACAAGAGGAGTGGGCGAACGCCAAGGACAACGCGTCGCTCGCCGAAGAGTTCTTCGGGACCAAGACCGAGGACACGACCAAGACACTGGAGGAGCAGCGCAAGGAGCTCGAGGACAACATCCGGGCGTCCCGCGAGCACGCGGTCGCCCTCGCCGACGCAACCGGTCAGCTCCTCGAGATGTCCTCGACGTTCGCCGAGATCGGCCGACGCGGCGACGCCATCTCCGCCGTGTTCGACCTCGGGAACGCTCCGCTCGACGCGGCGTCGGCGACCCGTGACATCGCCGAGGCCATCGGCGGACTCGGCGAGGCGGCGAAGGGCGTCAAGGTCGGCGACATCCTCGCCGGCAACATGAAGGGCGACGCCGTCCTCGACGCCCTCGACGGTCTCCGTCCGCAGATCCAGGCGAAGGTCGCCGAAGCGTTCTCCGCCGGCGGACCCGAGGCGGCCCAGTCGGTCGCCGACGACTATGTCGCTCAGATCGTCGCCGGTCTCGGAGGCAAGCTGACCGCCGAACAGGTGACGGAGCTCCTCGGGCTCTCCGACCTGTCGGCAACCATCGCCGTCGCCCTCGACATGTCCACGGCGGCGCGGGTCAAATCGCAACTCGACGTCCTGACCGGACTAAACGGGACGACGCCGTTCACCGCCGCCGTCCAACTCGCCCTCGACGCCGGGACCATCTCACCCGAGGCGGCCGAGGTCCTCGTCCGCCAGCAGCTCGCAACCCTGTCGATCCCGCTCCCGACCGACGTCACACCGCCGACCCCGGAGCAACTCGCCGAGGCCGGCGCGTTCGCGACCTCGTTCTTCGCCGCCCAACCACCCAAGATCCCGACCTCCGCCGACCCGCAAGGATTCGCCTCCGACGTCGGCGCCGCGAAGGACGACGCCGAGGCGAAACCGGCGACCATCCCGCTTGAGGCGGACCCGAAGAGGGCCGACACGGAGGCGCAAGGGGTCAAGTCGAAAGCCGAGGCGCTCAAGCCGGTGGTCCCGATCGACTCCGACACGAAGGCGGCGATCGCGACGATGATGTACCTGAGGATCCTCGCCGCGCTCCTCGCCCCAGAGGTCCGCGTGACCGCCGACATCTCCTCGGCGATGGCGTCCCTCGCCATCGTCGCCTCGCAACGCCCGCGGGTCCCGGTCGAGGCGTACCTCTCCGACTACCCGACCTCGTCGGAGATCGCGGCGCGCATCGGACGCCCGCGCATCCCCGTCGACATCGTCGTCGGACAATCCATCCGCATCACAGGGGTCCGCGAGTGAGCCTCGCTGCGTTCACCTGGACCACACGAGTGCGCCCCGTCGTCGAGCTCGGGATCGGCGACTCGAGGTCGTTCGTCGGCGCCGTGTGGGACCTGTCCAAGTGGGACACGGTCCCGGCGTACTGGTCCGGGACCGAGCCGTCGTGGCTGGACATCTCGTGCGACACCCGTACGGCGCGCCTCGAGTACGGGCGACAGGCGACGACGGACCGTTTCGTCGCCGGGACCGCGACGATCGTCGTCGACAACGTGACCGGGTGGGCCGACCCGAACACGGACGACGTCCCCGGCGTCCTGTCGGTCCGACCGGGACGCCCGATCCGGGTGTCCGTCGAACACGCCGTGTACGGGCGGCGGATCCTGTTCCGCGGGTTCGTCGACGGGATGGTCCCGACGTACACGCCGACCGGCGCCGACGCCGTCGAGCTCTCGTGTCTCGACGCGCTCGGCGAGGTCAACCGCGCCAAGATGCAACCGCTGTCGGCGCCGGTCGGCGACGGCGAGACGGCGAGCGCCCGCGTGGACCGCATCCTCGACGCCATCCAGTGGCTCCCGCGCGACGTGCGTGCGAGCTCGGAGACGCTCCTCCCGACCGACCTCGGCGGACAGGTCGCCGACCTCCTCGGACAGACCGCCGACTCCGCCGGCGGATCCGTGTGGGGCGACTACGACGGGCGGGTCGCGTTCCGCGGCCGAGACTGGCAGTCGTACCTTCCGGACACGCCGCCGGACGCCACGATCGGCAACGTCGAACCGGGACACACGATCCCCGGCACGCCCGCCGTCCCCGGCTACCTCACCCCGACCGTCGGCACCGTCACCACCCCCGACCCCGGGCCACTCCCCGCCCAGTGCGTCTTCGTGTTCAAGGTGCGTGGCCCCTCCGCTAACGGCGTCCTGAACACGCTCGCCGCACAGTGGAACAGGCCGAACGACGTGTCATGGTTCGTCTACCGTGACAGCGCGACCGGCGACGTGATGCTCGGTACCAGCACCGACGGCACCGAAGCCACGTATGCGCCGGCGACCGTCGCGACGCAACCCGTCAGCACTAACGACGAAACGCTGGCCCTGGCGGTGCGTCTCAACAGTGGCGGCAATCAGATCGTCGATTCGTTCCGGTGGACTGGGACCGCATGGGTGCCGCTGGCGTCGGCGTCGATCCCGACCCGCCCCGTGTTCGACGCTGCCGGACCGATGGTGATCGGCACGACAGCGCCGAGCGACATTTGGAACGGCCGCATCTACTCGGTCGAGCTACGTACCGGGCTCGACCCGACGGCCGGGACCGTCGTGTGGCGGTTCGACGCCGACGACTACCCCGGTACCGGCACGTCCTACGTCGACCCGCGGGGCCGCACCTGGACGCTGTCCGCCGCCGGGGCGATCACGCCGAAGATCCCCGCCGAACCCGACGTCGTCGTCCCGCCCGACGTCTGTCCGGTCGGATGGGAACGGCCGTTCAACCGTGCCGACATCACCACCCGCGCCATCGTCGGACGCGACCTCGAGACGGCCGTCGTCCTCGACGACGCCGAAGGGATCAACCGCTACGGGATCGAACCGTTCGAACGGACCGACCTCCTCACGCTCCGCGACCCGTCGCTCCAGTTGCTCGCCGAGCGGATCCTCGCAACGCGCGCCGTCGACACGGCGCCCCGTGTCCGCTCCGTCGCCCTCGACGCCCGCACGTCCGTCGAGGCGCTCGACCTCATGTCATCCGTGGACGTGTACCTCCCATCCCGCTACCGCTGTCGGCTGCAGTACCCGCCGCCGCGCGGGCTCGTCTTCGACGAGGAGTACTTCGCGACCGGCGTCGCTCACGAGCTCACGCCGAGCTCGTGGACGCTTGCGCTCAACCTCGACGTTGCCGCCCCCTACGCCATCGCCGGCGGAAGGTGGGACGGCGCCTACTGGGACCTCGCGTCGTGGACTGACGCCGTCGCCCTCCTCGCCGAGGCGCGCACATTGATCGGAGCTCTCACGTGACACTCACACAGGACGCACAGGACGCCGCCCTCGCCCGTCTGGAGTCGGTGCTCGACCGCCTCGAGCGTCTCGGGCTCGCCGCGCCGCCCGAGGTCGAGCCGCTCGCGGCCGGGACGGTCCCGCCGCACGTCGCCGCCGGCGAGCTCATCCAATCCTCGTGGGGTAACGCCGTTGTCGACATGTTGGCGTGGCTCAACACCCGACGCGGCATCACTGCCCTGTCGTCACCGTCGGTCCCCGGCGGAACCCTCCAGACCGTCTCATGGGTAACCCTGTCTAATCAGGATTGGGGGACAGGGCCGACACTCATCGCGCCCGCCGACACCATCGGTCTCTACATGATGTCGTGCACCGTGTCCGGTCCGGCGATCGTCGCCGGCGCGTTCGGCGATGCCGTCATCAACGTCAACTCGAACTCGTTCAAGAACTACATCCCGTCGGGCAAGGCCGCCGTCACCGTCTCTGCACTGACTTCACTGTCGCCCGCTGACCAGGTGTCGGTACAGGTGTACAACCCGAACGGCACGGCGGCGTACTTCAACACGACGCTCGTTGTCTACGCCGTCGCCCCATGAAAGGACGTTTCCATGTCATACAACTCGCTCACTGCGGCGTCCCGTGACCCCGGACTTGAGTCCCGCGTCATCGCCGCCGTTCAGAAAGAGGCGCGGGCGAACCCGACGTTCACGGACACCGACTACGGCCGTCTCGTCATCGACAACCCCGCGGAAGGTGTCCAGCTCGTGTGGCCGGTCGTGATCGACTACGAGGAGGAGTACGAGTCGGCGCTCGCCGCCGGTATCCCGAATCCCGGCGGCGACGAATCCGTGATCACCGACACCAACATCGGGTCCGCCGTCCAGGCGCACTGGCCGCCGGACGAGGCGGCGACGTGACCGACACGTTCGGCGACTTCGACGACGACGACGCCGCCGACACGGAACCGGCCGACCCGGAACAGGTCGCCCGCAAACTCCACGACCTCCGCCGCCGCGACGGATTCGAAGTCCAGGCATGGGACGACCTCACCGCCGGCGACCGCCTCGCCCTCGTCGCCATCGTCGCGGCGGTCCTGTCGTGGCTCCGCCGACAAGGGTCCCACCCGTGACCGGCATCTACTACGACGACATCGACGAGACGCTCCGCGCCGCCGGACTCACCGTCCGCGAGTGCGAATACAACGCCGGATGGCAGACCCGCGCCCGGAGCTCGGGCGGGTTCCCGTCGCCGCCGCTCGCCGTGTTCTGGCATCACACGGCGAGCTCGACGTCGATCGAGAACGACCTCGCATGGCAGTGCCACGGATGCGACGACGCGCCGGTCGGGAACATGACCATCGACCGCGAGGGCTCCGTGTGGATCGTGGCCGCCGGCGCGTCGAACTGTGCGGGCAAGGGCGGACCGGCGACGTTCTCGCGTGGCACCATCCCGGCGGACTCCGGGAACACCCGCGGATGGAACGTGGAATGTGCTTGCGACGGAGTCGGCGGCGCCTACAGCGCGGCGACCGTCGAGGCGTACTTCCTCGCGTCGAACGCCCTGAACGCCCGGTTCGGGAACCTCCCGACCGATGTCATCTCGCACGCCCTCGGCGCCGGCGACGGGTGGACGGACCGCAAGATCGACCCGGCGACCGCCGACGCCGTCGAAGGTCCGTGGCAACCGGGCGCGGTCAACTCGTCCGGGACCTGGAGCCTCGCCGACCTCCGCGCCGAATGCGAACGGCGCTCCTCGAGCTCGCCCATCCCCCCGCCGAACGGAGACGACGACATGCCATGCCAACTCATCAAAGGCGGAGATAACCCGACCGTCTACGCGTGGAACGGGGTGACGCTCGGCGCCCTCCCGCCGGGATGGGACGAGGCGGGTATCCGGTTCGGGCTCATCTCCGGGGCGCCCGTCGAGGTCTACGCACAGTCCGACATCGACGCCCTCCTCGCCCAACAGGCACCGCGCTAGGGGCGTGAACGCCGAGGTCCAGTGGGAGAACCTCGGCTATACGGGCGCGTTCCTCCTCGGCGCCATCCTCGCGACCATCGCCGTCCTCCGGGTCGTCCGCGCCGTGTCCGGGATGTTCGAGGACGTCGACCGCCGACGCCGACGCCGCCCGCCCGTCGACGACGACGAGGACGACGCCTAGCGCGGCTGGCACGGACAGTCCGGGTCGGTGCAGTGTCGACGATGGCGCCACCGCTCGGCGTCGTCGTCCGTGTACGGCGGCGCGTCGGCGACGACATGACGCCGCCACCATCGCCGCCACCGTGCGACGAGACGGGAAACGAACGGCGGTTCGTCAGCCATCGGCCAACCTCACTCGAACCTCGGTACGCGCTGGCAACGTGTCGGCGGCGATGTGGCTGCCCGGGACGAGGGCGACAGGGGCCGTCGCCTCCCACACGTGGATGCCATCATCGAGCCCGCGGTAGACGAGTTCGAGCGGGGTGACGGTCCCGTCGGGAGCGATGGCACGGACATTGCGCGGACTATCGGACGGCGGTCCGATGGCATCACTCCGGTCGGTCATTCAACCCTCACCTTAGCCGCGCAACCTAGCGCACCTGAGCGTACGGAGCCGCAGGTAAGCTCATCCGGACTCACTGTCGCTCACAATCGGGCTTGCCAAGGTGAGGGTCGCGGGTTCGAATCCCGTCGTCCGCTCTTTCCCCTGCTAGATGGGGGAATCCGACCTCCGAGGAGGTCGGCGGAGGACTCGGGATTCGCGCTTCAACCCTCACCCTGCGAGGCGGCTGGAGCACACACACGAAAGAGATCCCGATGCCTCGTCCCGCACGTCAACGCCCCAACCACCCGCTCACCCGCGCCTACCTCGCCGCCCACCGCAACGCCTGGAGCGAGCACCACGCCGAGGACCGCACGTCGATCCTCAACCGCTACGTCGTGTGGCTGCGGGCCCGCGACCTCGAGCTCGTCGACGTCGACCCCGTCACCGTGTCGGACTACCTCGCCGAGCGCCGCTCGCAAGTCGCCAAGGCGACCCTCGTCAAGTGCCAACAGGCGCTCGTCGGGCTCTACCGGTGGCTGGACGCCGAAGAGGAGCTCCCCGGACGCGACCCGTGTCGCTCGCTGGCATCGCTCGGCGAGGCCAAACCGGACCCGCAACGCACGCCCGTGCTCACCCTCGCCGAGTACGAACGCCTCCTCGCCTCGTTCGGGCGCCGCTCCGTGATCGAGTGCCGCGACGCCGCCATCTGCTCGCTCATGTTCCGTTGCGGGTTCCGCCGCTCCGAGGTCGTGCGGACCGACCGCAACCGCCTCGACCTGGACCGCCAGGTCCTCCAAGTGTGGAACGCGAAATCGGAGCGATGGGACGACGCGTTCCTCGCCGCCGAGACGTGCGTCCTGTTGGAGCGGTACCTGCGCCGGCGCGGCGACGACGCCCTCGCCGCGCTGTTCGTCGGCACCCGCGGCACCGTCGCGCCGGACGGGCGCATGACGGTCGACGCGGTGGCATCGATGCTCGACCGGCGAGCTCGCGACCTCGCCATGCCGATCGTCGCCGCCGCCCACTCGTTCCGGCGCGGGATGGTCGTCGCCGGCAAGGCGAACGGGTACTCCGACACGGCGCTCCAGGAGATGGGGCGGTGGGACGACCCGCGGATGGTCGGGCGCTACATGGCGTCGGCGCGCCGCGACCTCGCCCGCGCCGAGTTCCACCGCCTCGACCCGACCGCCCGTGGTGGCCGCGTCCGACGCCGGCGGGCGTCGTGACGACCGCTCACCCACGCTCACCAGACGCTAGGGTTTCGCTCCGTTGGGGACGCCGTGAGCGCGGGCGATGGAACGGGAGGGACCATGTCGGGCGACGGCACACAAGGCCACGACTGGACAGCCGGCTACGACGTCGACCCGGACGGGCGCATCGTGATGG